CGGCTTTGAGTTCATCACTCTCCGGCCCCCGGCCTCCCTGGCAGCCGCCTCGGACCTGCCGTTCTCTGCCCCTGGCGGAGACATTGTCACCAACGGGACGGCCCCGAACTCGGTGGGCGTCCACGAAGGTTGGATGGACCTGACCAGGTGGAATGAGTTTGACCCGGAAGAGGACTCGGTGCGGTTCTCCAACGTGGTACACACCCTCGACATCTCATCGCTCCTGCTCCTGTGGCCGAGCATCAACGTGCCGCCTGGATCCTTCGGCTTCGGCGGGGCGAACGTGGTTGGGTGCATCCTGCCTGGGACGACCGCAGGGGCTGCCGACTACTCTGTGCCGGGTACGGTGACGCCGGGGCACTACGCACAGGAGGGCATCTTCCTAGAGCCCTCGTTCCCCCGCTCCACGGTGGACCTGGGGGCGGTTGACCCCCTCGTGGTGGACAGCGCCCGCCCCTTGCCGAACCCGCACGCACAGGACGACTGGGAGCGGTCTGTGACGGCCCGTGAGGCGTACTACTATGACCTGAGCGGTGCGACGGTGTCCGATCCCGAACTGGTCAGCTTTGAGATCCGTCGGATGCGGCGCTGGCACGAGATTCAGGAGGACGCTGGGAGCGGCTTCAAGCCGTTGCGGTACGCCTACGAGATCCGCAGGGGCATCCTCACGGGGTACAGCGGCAGCGCACGGCAGCGGCCCACAGTCCACGCCGAGAGCTTCGTGATGGACTGGAATGACAACCCGCTGCACGCCCCCTTCGACCCGAAGGCCCCGGACGTGTGGAACGACGGCCAGACCTACACAGGGACGAACGTCGGCCCGTTCACGGACCCCGACGTCAACATCAACGCCGGAGACACGTTCCGTCTCTTGGGCGAGGACCTCTCCGTGTTGGAGGAGATCGAGATCGTGGGCGTGGAGGGCGACGGCCTCCTCAAGCTGGTAGCCCCGATCCAGACCAGCAGCCCCATAGGCTACAGGTTTGAGATCTACCTCCGGCAGGCGGTGGTTCCGCACGAGCAAAGCAACGAGCAGCTTCTGGAACTCATTACCGACCGCCTCGTACACCAGACGGACGCTGACTGGTCCACCGATGCGGGCGGTTACGTCAAGAACACCGGGGCTTACGGCACGGACGCCAACAAGCTGTACGACAGCAAGGAAGACCTCAACACCGCAGGGATCAGGAAGGACGACATCGTCATCATCGACCCGCAGGGCGACCTGGACGTGCGGGGGTTGGGGGCCACAGACCTGAACGAGAAGGGTGCGAGGCCCTTGGGTGACAGGGGCGTAGACGGGCGCACCTCTGGCTACGACCCCCTTGAGCCCAGCGTCTACGACGACAACCGGGGCTACTACCGGGTCAAGAGCGTAATTTACGACGCCGTTGAGCCCCACCTGGTGCTAGAGCCCATCTCCACGTACTCGGGGACGGCCCTCACCCCGGTCACGTTCGCCGACGGCGACTTTGAGTATGCCGTCTACCCGACGATCTCGGGTTCGACCCTGCCTGGTACGGGAGGTGACGAAGGCCAGATGGACCTCCGGCCTACACAGGCGAGGGACCCGATCTCCAAGTCCTTTGACGGCAACCAGTTTTCCGTGCAGCCCTTCTCGTACAAGGTCATCCGCCCGTCCGGCCTCTACACGAACGAAGCCCTCGACCTTGTCCTGATGATCCGGGAGAGGATGCTGTCCATCATCGAGATGTTCCGGGCGATGCTCAACGGGAGAAAGTACGGGAACTTCTACGTTTTCCAGCGGGATGAGCACATCATCGACGTGGGGCACCCGACGGACTTTGAGGACGGGATGGGAGTCCTGTCCAACGCCTACCTGCAATCCCTAGTCGGCGAGGTGGACTTCCAGCCCTACCTGAACAACTCGGGCTGCCTGTCCATGCTGGACCGCAGGTTCTGGATCCACGACAGCAAGTTGGACAGCTTGACGGGTGTGGGTGACGGGTTCTCTATGCAGTTGCTGTCCCAAGCGCCTCCGGGACCCCCGGCTCCGGTGCCCTACACGGCCTATACAGACACATCCCCAGGCGGTGGTGGCGAAGTGCTGCCCGTCGAACCCGAGAGGGTTGATCTTGTGCTGGATACGTCCGACAAGTTCCGCCCTGTCCGGTACGTCTGGTTGGCCTACCGCACCCACAAGGTACTCGGCACCATCGCATCCCTCCGGCGCTTCGACGAGGAGCTACCGGAACGGCTGGCGGAGGCCGAGCGTCTGATCTTGCTGGAGGAAACGGTGGAGGGAGTGAGCGATGAGTAATCCTACCCTTGAAGAGATCCGGGCCAAGTTGAAGGCCGACGGGATCGACATTGGGTCCTGGGGTGAGCAAGACGCCAAGCTCGTCGGTTCCGGTGCCTTGAAGGGACAGGTGGACATGCTGTTCCGGCTGAAGTCCATCCTGGAGGGGGCCCTGGACGACGACATCAAGAAGGTGGCCGCCCTGCGTGACCAGCAAGTCCGACTCCAAAGGGGCGGTGGAGGTGCCTGATGGCTGATGGTGAGTGGGGGACAATCCAGTTAGCTGTCCCGGATTTTCTGGAAGACCTCCGGGAGACGATCAACTCCGTCGCCGAGGTACTGATCACAGCCCTCGACGTGGCCTTGGCCGCCCTGCGTCTAGCTAAGGCGTTCCTGGTCGCCTTCTTGGATCCCATCGCCGCTCTGGTTAAGGCCATCGCAGATGAGATCCGGGCCTTGATCCATGACCTTCGGCAGTTGGGGATCTACATTACAGGCGACTGGAAGCTGATGAATTACCCCTACGATGATCTCGTAGGTGGGTTCGCTGAGTACGAGCGCCGGATGATTGCACGGTTGACGGACACCACGGACCCGACACGCCCGGACGTGACCAGCAGAACTGAGGTCCTGAGCGTTTTCTTCTACCTGTCCGTGGACATCTCGGACATTCAGAGGCTCATCAAGTTCATCAAGCAGTTGATCTCGTACTTCAACCAGACCTACAGCGACGCCTCTGGGCCGCCTGTCCCGTTCATCACGAGCCTCAAGTACGGCCTGGACGCTGCTGAGACCAGCAACATCCTCCAGTTCGGGGACATCGGGTCGTTCTTCACCTTGGAGAGCACACCGCCCAACGTGGCACAGGTGGCGTGGAAGGTTCCTGCGGTCAATAAGAAGAACCCCTTGATGCCCTTCCCGCCGCTTCCGCCTGGTGGGTTCCTGGTCACGGTGTCGACCATCAAGGACGGCCTTCCCCTCGTGTACGACCGCCCCAGGGCCGCCGGAGGGACAGAGGATACAGGCAGCAGTGGCCAAGCACAGCCAAGAGAGTTCGGCCAGGTCCGTGACATCGACGGGCGGCCCATCGTGTTGCACGGCGGAACAGCCATGCTCTCCTTGGATGACGCCTTGGCCTACAATGCCAACATCGACGGCGGTAAGGTCAAGAACGGGGTGACCCGGATCTACGCCAAGCTCCCGGACAACAGTGTCGTGCCCCTGGAGGAGTTGTACAAGGAAGGCAGCTACGTCCTTCAGCGATCCTTCTTTGTGCCTCTTTCGGCGTCACTGACACAGTGGGCCATGGGAGAGTACTCCGAACTGCTCAAGTGGGAGGACATGCCGTGGCACGCCACCCCCAAGATGGATGCGGCGACGGGCCTAGTGACCCTGGAGGTAGAAGATAAGCCCGCAGGGCTGGTGTACGTGAGGATAGCCGCCACGTCCGTGTCCAATGCCCCCGAGGATAGCGCAGGCGGGTTCCGGTATGATTTGCCGGAGTTCGGCAAGGTCAAGGATGCCCCGAAGCTCCCCGTCGTTCCGACCGTGGACTCCGAGTTTCTCGTGTCGTCCTACTCAGACGCCAGGACGGTGACCTTCCCGACGGCGTACTCAGAGGAGTACCTCAACGCCTTGCGGACAGCCTTGATGATCCTGTTCCTGACCCGCCCGGACCTGGTTCCCCTCGATCAGTTGGACAGCACGCTGACAGCGGACACGAAGAAGGCCATCGAGCAGGGCACACAGATCATCAGTGGGGTGGTCAAGAACCGGCGTGGGTTGGAGAAACTCCAACATCTCAACGGGTTGCTGTACCCTGAGTACCGCAAGAAGGTCGAGGAGAAGGACCTCTCCCCGTTGGATTTCCGCACGGACCTGCTCCAGCAGATCGACCGGGCGGCTCAGGACATCTACTCCAAGACCGGGCCGATGCCCGAAGCTGAGAAGGCCATCGTGGAGGCCACAGAGAACCTCCGCACCGTCACATGGGCAGACATCTTCAAAGAGGTCCACCCCGAGTTGGCCCCGGGCATTCCTCAGTTGACCGGCCTCTTGCGCCCCCTGGAGTCCTTGCAAGACAACAACAGGAACACGGGGCTGGCGATCAACCCGTACAGCATGGACATCAACGAGGAGATCGTCGGGGACCTGTTCACGCCGACGCTGAAGTTCGAGAGTCCGCCGACCATCTTCTACGACCGGGACCCCGACATGCTGGTAGCTACCCTCGGCGTGGGGGACACCTCATTCAAGCTCCCCATGGCCGTTGAGGCTGATGATGTGGAGGAGTTCCTTGCGACCGTGTCCCGCTCCGTGCTGGGTGCGTATGAGAAGAGCGTCCAGGAGGACGGTTCCATCCTGGTCGACCCCAAGTTCGGCCCCTACCTGTCACGGATCGGTGGGTTTGAGAGCGTGGAGGGGTCCGCTGACGTGTCCCCCGTGTTCGTGGTCAACCGCCATGTGCTTGAGGACTATGACAATCTGGAGGTGGCGACCCGGCCTTTCGGCATCTGCTACGTGCGGGGGCTCCTGGCCAAGTACCAGGGAGGGATTCTGTACCAGGAGGCCGCCATGGCCCTTGGGGTTGCAGCGTCCGCTATTCGCCGGTCGCCGGAGGACGGGGAATGGATCGCAATCCGGTTCCTGGACCAGTACCCGGCCATCGAAGAGTTCCTGACCGTGTTCCAGAACTGGATCGAGGCCATCGCCAAGTCGCTGAAGTCCGTGCTGGACACGTTGCTCAAGTACATCGAGTTCATCGAGGCCCGGATCATCGAGCTTCAGCAACTGATCAAGCGGATCAACGCCATCATCCAGGCTCTGCTGGGCTACTCCTTCAAGATCCCGAAGTGTTCGGCCCTGGCGCTGGTGTCCGACGGGACGGGAGGGGTCCTTTCGGAACTCGTGTCGGCGAAGAATAAGCCCTCAGACGGTCCCCTGGCTTACGGTGCGGGCTTGGCTGTGGTGATCCCGTATGGACCCGCCATCGCCATGGATATGATTCGGATGCTCCTGGATACAGAGGAGGGTGAGCCCGGGGAGGGCGAGACCATGTCCAGCCAGGACAGCTTGCCCGCTCCGATCTTCAGTGTGGACGCCATCCCCGAGAACGTTCCGATCCCGCCGACGGAACCCCCTGATGTGTTGTAGGAGGTAGGCATGGCGTCTTTTGCCAAGATGGGGGTGTGGCCGGTTGGCTACTTCCGTTCCTACTCAAGCTGGTTGCTTAGGAACCGCCGTGAGGTGGCTGCCAGAATCGCAACCATCAACGCCGAGGTGATCCGTATCGGCATGGTGACCGTGTCCTACCAGACGGAGAAGGACGCAGAGGGCAATATCCGGGCGACCGAGGACCGTGCAGGGTTCACTGTGACCAAGAACTCCTCCTTGGAGCGCCTCATCCGGGCCTACGTGGCACAGGGCGGCAACCCGACGGACATCTCCCCGTTCCTGCACCCGGACGCCACGGAAGTGATCGAAGAGAAAGAGGACGGCACGTTCATCGTGTCCGAGAAGTACCCCTACGGCGGCATCATCGCCCCCAGGTCCGTTGACACCAATGACCCCGTCCCCAAGCAGGGGGAGCGCACGGGGTACGAACAGGGCTCCGGCGGTATGCCCCGGCACAGTGGTTACGCCCCGGCCCGACAGGGTGGCCGGATCGACCGTGGAGCCTACGATTCCAACACGATTGTCCGGTACATGCACCAGATGAGAGCCTGGGCCAACCAGACCATCAAGGAGCGGGTGCAGGACATTGAGTGGCGGATCATCAAGCTCTGTGACCTTCGGGAACAGTTGGAGCGGGAACGGGATGACGTGTTGATGCAGGCGTTCGGCGGGGCGCTCATCGGGCTGTCCACGTTCGATGAGGACAGGTTTACGCCCTCCTTCAGAGTGCAGAGCATGGTGCAGGACATGTACGAGGTGCTCTATGAAAAGGACGCCGACGGATTCGTGTCAAACTTTAAGGCACGGCAGGACCTGTCCTTCCTACGGTTCACGTTCGAGGATACGGGGTCCGAGACCATGCGTGACTCGAAGGGGTGAGCCGGTGTCCTGCCTATACCATGCCCTCAATGAGACCCGTGGGGTAACGCATGAGTCGTGACGTACAACTGGCATGGCACTGTCCGCACTTGACCCTAGAGGAAAACGTAGCTCTAGGCACAGACCGGGTGTCTCTTCCGACGAAACAGCCCGTCGGCGGAGCCGGAACAGTGCGGATCGTGGCCAACGACGAACTGGTCATCCCGCAGAGCGGCCTGTACGTGTCGGCCCAGTTATTCAGTTCCGAGTCCGGCCCCTACGACCTGACGGCCAACGAGGACACCCTCACGGTAGAGACGCCTCGGGGCAGCGAGTCAGTCGGCTTCGGTACGTCCAACGTACAGCGGCTGACCGCCGACCAGGTTGTTCAGTACCTGTTGCGCCAGCAGTTTACCGTGGCCCTCCCTGAGAGCATCAACGGGCACCTCGTGTTCACGGACACCTCCAGGGTTGGGATCGACTCCTTCGTCAAGGTGACGGGCACGGCGGCCAAAAGCCTCGGGTTCGGCACGCCCTCCAAGGTGGGAAACTGCGCCGGGACAGGTACGGCGTGGCGGGCGTCAGGACGGAGGCTATACCCTGGCTGGACGCTCCAGGTGCGCCCGGACACGATCACGAACAGGTATCCCATATTCAACGAGCCGGTACGGACGAACCCGACCTTTGCGGTGTCCTACACGGTCCCACCACAGCGTTGTCTACGCTGTGGGGCGTCCTACGTTGAGAACGATTACAGGTACGACCTGGCAGGGCAGACGCTCATGATTGAGAATGAGTCCCTCCTGTACCAGGCCGTCATGAAGATCCTGCTGACGGACAGGGGCTCCAACCCCTATTTCCCTTGGTACGGGTCGCAGATTAGTTCCCGAATTGGGAGCAAGGCTCTAGGCGGAGTGGCGTCCCTTTTGAATGAGGACGTGAGGCGGGCCCTGGCACGCTATCAGACGCTCCAAGAGTCACAGAGCAAGTACCAGTCGGTGACGTTCAAGGAGCGGCTCTACGCCGTCCTGGGCGTCCGTGTGGCCCCGCACGAGCAGGACCCCACGACGTTCCTGTTGGATGTGACCGTCCAGAACGCTGCTGCGGAGCCCATCAACCTTCCCATCGTGTTCACGGTGCCGGGGGTGGTGGCGACAATGGGGTCCAACGGGCTGATGCTAGGGCAACAAGCCGCCGGGTTGGCCGAGAAGGACGTGGTTAACATCCCGAACTCGGCTGTGGCCCAGATTAACGGGGGCAGATAATGGCGACACCCAAGTTCTTGGGCCCGGATGGGGTGCTGCGTGAGGAGTTCATCTTCACGACAGACATTTCCTCCCGGTTCTTCACAGGCACGATGGACGCCCTCACGGTGGACATGCAGGTCTCCGTGCGAGGGGCCGCCTTTACCTCTGACCCGGACATGATCCTGTTCGAGGGGACCTCGTTCACCGTCCCGAACCCGTCGGCGTACCCCAACGGCTTGAACCTGTTGCCCGGTAGCAACACCGTGCTCGTTCGCTCCATCCTCTCCAGCGGGTCGACAACGAACCCGGCGTCGGCGGAGGCCATTCTGTCCCTCGACCGGGACGTACAGGCCCTGGTCATCGCACCCTCGGGCATCTACGTGGAACGGGGCGACCGCATCATCACCGTTCATGTGGACGGCATCGACGACAGCAACGTCGTGGGCTATCACTTCTACGCCTCTGTGTCTCCTGGCGGTGGAACGACCGGCTACTACCGGCTCAACACCGAGATGGTCTCGACCGGGGACATCGTAGAGGACACCAGCACCCTCGGCGAACTGACCGTCGATTCCACGGTGGCGACCAACCTGGATGGGTCCGCAGCAGCCGACCCGCTTTACTTCCGGGTGCAGGGCACGCAGGTCGACAAGTTCAACGCTCCTATCGAGGCGGACTACAACGAGGTCATCGGCATCCCTGAGACGGTGAGTCGGTTCAAGACCACCCTCCAGGTGGACGCCATCAGCCAGATCACCCGGTATTCGTTCACGCACGACAGGCGCTCTACGTCTACGTCCTCGCAGAACCCGGCCATCCCGAACTCGGAGTTCCTGGCCATCCCGGAGACGGATCCCCTGTACTACGTTGTCACAGCGGTCTACCTGATCAATGGGGCGGAGTACGAGTCCGTTTTCAGCCCCGAGGTGGCGGCAGACCCGATCATCGTGACCCCGGCGATCACGCAGCTTCCCGTAGTCACACACCAGCAGATCGTGCAGGACACGGTGCTCTCCATCTACAGGACGCAGCCCGAGTTGGACGTGAAGCCGGGAACAGTCCTGCGGGACACCTTCATCGAGCCCTTCGCCACGGAGGCCGAGCGGATCCGGTTCATCATCGGGTTCTTGCAGGCGGCCCAGTCGTTCGCCACCTTGCTGGCCATTGACGACCCCGGTAACACGGGAGACCCCATCCCGGTCACGCAGTCGGCCTACAAGCTGGCGTTGAAGCAGTCGTTCTACTTGCGGACGGACATCGACGTCCAGAACATGATCAATAACGCCTTCGACCAGTTGGCGTCCCGCAGGGGCGTTATCCGGCACACAGGGTCCAGGGCACGGGGAGAGTTGGCGTGTTTCACGACAGCCCGCCCCAACACGACCCGTACTGTTGTCATCGGACAGAAGGCTCAGGGCGGGTCAGCGAGCTTCAGGGCTACCTCTTCGGGTGAGATCACCCCGTCCGGTGCGGGGTCCTCTTACGACCCCGCCACGGGCCGGTATTCGATCACCGTGTTCATCCAGGCGGAGCAGCCCGGAACCGCAGGGAACCTGGCGGCGGGTCAGATCAACACCATGNTNGACGGNCCTCCTGGNGTGCTNTGCNCCAACAGCGCCGCCACGTTCGGTGGCCGGGANGAAGANTCGAACCGGGAGCTTGCAGTCCGGGCCGACGGCCTCCTGTCCTCTGTGGATTCGGGTCGGTACCGCGGTTACACGCAGATCGCCATCGACACGCCGGGGGTCCTCCAGGTCAACGTCGTAGACGCCGGACACCCGCTCATGCAGCGGGACTGGGACACGGACCTCCAGCGGCACACGGGCGGCAAAGTGGACGTCTGGGTCCGGGGGCAGAACCTGGCCACGGTGACCGACAGCTTCGCCTTCAGCTTTGAGATCGTGCAGGCGGCTGACAGGTACGGCCAGTTTGAGCCCGTGGGGAACATCCAGAACCTCAAGTTCCGGGCGGTCAACCCGAGCCTGACGACCGACAACCCCCTCATCGAGATGCTGGACAAGCCCACCTGGGATTTCCAGTTCACGGACGAGACGACGGGCCGGGTGTTCGACCTTACGGACGTGACGATCATCCCGCCGGACGGCATCCAACTGTCCTCCGCCTACAATGACCCGGCCAACGTCAGCGTCACGGACGTGTTCCGTGGGGCCTACCGCTATCGCACGAGCGACCGCTACGTGTTCCCCCGTCAGCCGGTGAGCGACGTTCTGTCCTTGCAGGGGGGCGTGACGGGGGTTGTGTCCTCTACAGCGTACAAGCTCTACCCGGGCGGCTACCCGTTGGGCTTGGGCCGATCCACAGAGGCCGGGGACTACCTGAAGGTCATCGACCCCATCACAGGGGCGACGGACCTGACTGTTCCCTCCGGGGATCCTATCGAGGTGACCGGGGAGTCCCACGTTGTGTTGGAGGGCACCGAGTACCTCAACAACCTGGGCATCAACCCGCTGACGGTGGCGATCTACACAGTGGACAGGGTGACGGAGTTCACGAGCCCCTTGGATCCCGACGGGGACCCCGACTACACGTTCGTGCCAGAGAGCGGCGACAACCCGCTTGGGTTCATCCTGACCCCCAATTCCAGGATCTCCTCGGGAGATACCGTTGTCGTGGACTACAGCCACGACGAGAACTTCGTTGTGACCTACCGCACCAACTCCATCGTGTCCGTTGTGCAGGGTGAGGTGGACGACGAGCGCCACATCACGGCGGACGTTGTGACGAAGGAAGCGATCTCGGTGGGCGTGGACATCGCAGCGACCATCGTAATGACGAAGGGCAGCGTTCAGAGCACGGTCGACGGCCTGGTCAGGACCGCCCTGGGCCGCCTCTTCGGGGCCTTGTCTTTGGGCCAACCCGTCCGCATGTCCGACGTGATCAACGTCATCGACGCCGTGGCCGGTGTGTCCTACGTCAACCTTCCGCTCATTGAGGTGGCCAAGACTGATGGCTCCCTGGTTGTCCGGGAGGAGATCCCGACGGCGGACGCCGCCAACTGGACGAAGATCGAGGGCTGGTCGAGCGACGTCAGGTCGGTCTACATCCTGGAGACCCCGCTGGAGTCCGGCACGATGAACTCAGGCGGAGAGAGCAACGACGTGAAGGGCGTGTTCGGGAGCGATGACCCGTTCACCCTGTACGAGACGGCCCCCAACTACAACGGCATCCCGGTCAAGAACGCCGACTACGGGGCCTACATCATCGGCAACGATGGCGTGGACATCCCCGGATATACAGGGGAAACGTCCCGACGCATCCTGGTGTGCCTCCCGGCCAGCGAGGATCCTTCGTCCCGTGAGTACACGGTGACGTACACGGTCTACTCGGACAGCGGGGTCCAGAACATTGAGCCCGGGCCGACGGAGTACCTTGTCCTCGGCGACCTGGAGTTCGCTTACGACGAGGACACGGACTACAAGGCACGAGTAACGGGGGCTGACTGATGGCGGACAAGCCTGCTGACAAGAACGTCGTCCCGGGCCTGCTACCGCAGAACCCGGCCCCGTTTGGGGAAGACAGCCAGCCCCGTAAGACACAGGTGCGGGGACAGGTCGACCGCATCATGGCGGCCTTCCTCCAGGTGTTGCCCAGCAACTACGTCTCGCAGATCACCGGCCCCCTTTACACGATCCAGTTCCAGGCTGCGGCAGAGCGGATCGCCGACTTCCAGGTGACAGCACAGGAGATCTTCTCTGATTCGGGCTACGACTACACCCGGTCGGAGGTCCTGTACCAGATCATCGGGGCCATGGTGTTCCCCGACGCCGGACTGAGGGCAGGAACAGGTGACTGGCCGTCGATCAGCGGCGACCTGACCTACAGGGAGTTCCTCCAGAGGATGGTGGAGCTTCTGTTGGCTGGTGCCACCACGGCCACGATCAAGTCCGGCGTCGAGCTTTTGACGGACGGCATCGTCCAGGTCCTAGAGAAGTCGGTCGCCGCCCGGACGACGCCTGGTTCGGCCTGGACGTGGGCCGATCAGCACACGTTTGAGATCAGTGTCACGGAGAGCCGGACGATCACGGTCGGTGGGGTTGAGATCACGCTGGAGGACTTCCCTGAAGACCCCTTCACCTTCGTGAACAACCTGGAGATCGTGATGCGGGCGCTCAAACCCGCCCACACGCTCTACGATTTCCGCTTCCTGTTCACTGAGAATTTCGCCCCGTTCTTCTCGGACAGCATGACGCTGGACATGGAGACTTACTACTACCAGGACTGGCGGCGGTACTGCTTGGGCTCCAGGCAGATCACCGGCACAGAGGGCGTGTCCCTCAACGACCGCACCTTGTTCAGCGACGCCACGAGGGATTTCGCCAAGGTGCTGCCTGGTGCGGACCTCTTCATTGAGGCAGGGCCTAACTCGTCCGTCGGTGGGCGGGGACAGATCGGCCACTACGTGGTGGATGAGGTGCGTGCGTTTCCTGTGGGGGACGACGCTACCGCACGGGCCTACACGACGGTCAGTGGCCTGAGCGGCACGGTGACGGTAGCAGGGGACGTTCTGACAGACACCTCCCAGAACTGGGCTCTGGCCCCCGAGGGTGACATCCTGACGATCACGGAGGGATCCAACGCAGGGAGCTACCGCTTGAAGACCCTGGTTGGGCTCAACGGCGGCCCCGTTGGAACCGTGGACGGCACCCTCTTTACGTTCACGCAGGTCCGGGTGGCCCACAGCATCCTACGCCTCCAGACGAGGATGCCTGTTGAGAGAACGGACCAGAGCTATACGGTCCAGGTGGACCGCTTGGGGGTGCAGGTGCCGAGGAGTAGGGCGGACGATGTCTCGTCCTATTTCTTCCGCTGATTGGCCTATACCCCGGCCTGTATGAGGTCGGAGACCGTGAGGAGAAGCTATGCCTGCCAGCATCCGAGTTACCCTATACGATTCGCCCGGGGGAACCCAGGTCGGGTCGGTCACGACGGATTCCAGCCGGGACGATCTCCGCAAGGGGTATCAGGTTGTCTGTGAGTCCGTCTACGAATCGAACAGCTACAGTTGGGCGTTGGCGTTCACCCCGGACTCCTCCGGCCCGGTGTCAGCTTCCGGGAACAACTTTGACGGGACGCCTTCCCTGGCCGCCCTTCTACCCCCCGAGGGGAGTACCTCCCGGACCTGCAAGTTCAACATCGACTGGGATGGGGCCTACCTTCTCCGCCTCGTTGTAGACGCAGGGCTGCCGACAGAGGCGACGACATTCATCCGTCTGCGGCTCATGACTACGTTCGGCGACATCAAGCTCGTGGCAGCGGGTGAGCGCCGGGATCAGACCGGCGTCGTACCCGTGGACGCCAGCCCCGAAGGCTGGGCCAACGACCAGAACCAGAACCTTCAGCGGATCATGGGACTCGTCCGGCGCACCTCCACCAGCGGGCGTGTCCTGTACGTGGATGCCAACAGGGGGCGTGACAGGTCAGCGGATCCGAATGACCCCGACAACATCATCCGCATGCCGGGGCCTGACTCGGTGGCCCGTGACCAGTCCGGGTTCCGTATCCGGGCGGTCGGATTCGGCGACTTCTCATCCATCAATGACGCCATCGCCTACGCAGAGGGCGCTGTAGGTCGGGGTGAGCCTGCCCCGTCCGAGTTGGACCCCTACTGGATCATGGTGGCCCCGGGCTACTACGAGGAAGCCCTGGACCTCAAGCCCTGGATTCACCTTGCAGCAAGGGACGCAGGGCTTGCCTCCCTGATGCTCCTGGCGACGGAGTTGTTCCGGGTCGGTTCCGTAACTGTGAGGGTCCCCTCTGGCTCCGCACAGGGCATGCACCTGGCGACAGGTGGCATGACGACGCCTGCCAGCGCCTTCGAGTACTGTGCCATCAACGGCATCCAACTGGAGAGTGCAGAGGCCAACACGTACCCGGCCTTGGGCCTCGACGGCATCGTGGCTTTCACAGCACTGAGTTCGGCCACAAAGCTTGGCACGCAGGGTTGCGGTATCGGGGTTCGTCCTGGGAGCCTTGGCGGATTCATCGCCTTCGACAGTGCCTTCAACGGCACTCAGGACAGCTTCTCCTACAGTGGGGCAGCCCTCGAAGATGGATGCTTGGGGATCTTGGTCCGGTCTACCGCAACAGGCGGTTCCGGGTACATCGCAGAAGGCGCAGACGCCACCTCATTCCTTCTTTACTCTATCCTGGAGGGGTATCACGCCAGCGGCTGGGGTGCCCGTGTGCAAGGGGACCTGGGCTTGACGTTCACCCACTCCTTCGGGGGTGCATCAGGCGGGGCCCTCCGGTACGAGTGTCCCACGGGATCCACCCAGTCGTTTGAGCCCACTCTGGCCCACAGCAGCCTCGACGGCGACGTGGTGTTCGACGGTTCGAACACCACGGGCACTATCACAGTGTACGCACGGGGGACGACCGCCAAGGCATCGGGCGACGTAACCTCCATCGGTGGCAACGTCACCATCCAGGGTGGCTACTTCATCGGGGGCGGGGGCGGCGGAGGCGGCAACGTCTGGGACGTGCATCCTCTGGCCTCGGCGACTCCGTACCAGATGACGAACGACAACCGCCTCGTCCTGGCCGATACGACCCTCGTGTCCCCCACGGTTCACATGCCGCTTTCCCCTTCTGAGGGCCAGATCGCATCAGTGAAGGATGCGGGGGGCAACGCTGCGGTCAACAACATCACCCTCACGACAGGCGGCGGGGGTAACGTGTTCGATGCCAGCCTCGGCGGCGGTGGGGCCTATACGATGGCTGTGAACAACTCAGCCTTCAACCTCTGCTACTACTCCGGGGTCTGGTACTCAGTCTGATGAGGTCCCATGGCGGGTGAGCTTCACACCACTGACCCCGCAGAATGCTTTGGCACAAGCGTCTACGGGTTCGGTCCATTCCCCCTACCTGGCGAGACCGTTGTGGACTGCTCCACACAGCCGGTGGGTGCGGGCTTTGGCGGCGTGGGGTGGGCCTCTAGCCCTTACGAGGCCCCTCCGGCTGGCACGCCCTACGGTCTTGGCCCTTACGGCTGTGTGCTGGACCTGGGCGGCGCTCCTGACCTTGCCCTTGAGGGCGGTTACGGTGGCGACCCTTACGGACTAGGCTCCTACGGCAGCATCGACACAGTCCCGCCCCGGATCACCGGAGCGGTCAGCATCTCTGCGTGGGAGATCGAGGTCTTCTTCTCCGAGGAGATGGACGAGGACAACCCGGCCCTTTTAGACCCCGCCTCGTACATCCTGACGGCGATGAGCTATGCCGCCACCACAGAGACCGAGTCTGTCACTGTGGGCACCCGTGGCAGCATTGGGGCCTGGGATAGCCTTGCAGCCCCGACGTCCGTCATCGTGCGGCACAAGGGCACAACACAGGGCGGAGCGTACAGCATCAGTGCGGTGGGGCCGACGGACCTCAACGGTTCGCCCCTCCTACCGATCACCATCCCGCTCCTGACAAGGGGGGCAGCGCCTCCTTACGAGGTGACCCCGTCCGGGAACGGTGAGCAGCTTCTGTTCAAGTGGCGCTACCCGATGCTCCCTGGTGGGGGTTCAGCGACGATGGCGTCTGTGGGTTCCACGGGCGGGTCGGTAGGTTCTGGAGACTCCCTGGAGGATATGGGCTCCTACAGGTTTGAGTCCTCGCCGGAGTTCCCGGTGCTCTTGACGCCGCTTTCGGCAGAGTTCCCCTACGGCGGGGACTACACCGAGAGCTTCCTGTCCGTTATGGGCATGACTTCACTGGAGTACACGGCCTACGTGTCTCCGGCCTACTCACAGACCTATGACGGGTCCACACTCCCGTCGGCGTCCGAGACTTGTGACGGTGAGGAACTGAACCCGTTGGGCGGGGCGTCCCTCCCAGGTGACTACCTCCGGCTGCTCCGGTACTCCACACGGGCTTACGGTTGGGAGTTCCGGGAGCGTGCGGGGGCCTACAACAACCATCTCCTGCCAGACTCGACCATGCGGGTGGACTTTACGTTCAACGCACAGCAGGCCACATACTCGCCGCCCCTGAGCGGCTTGGCGGATTTCCGGCTGGGTACGCTCACGGTGGAGGACGGCCCGGTAGGTACAGGGGTCAGGATCGAACTCACCTTCAACAAGGTGCTCGACGATTACTGGATCACAGTGCAGTGCGGTGCCTATGCCCTGAAGGTCGAGGCCGCTTGGCTGTCCGGTACGAACACGGTCTCCGTTGTCCGCAACATGCTGGCGGGGATCTACACCGTCCTGTGGAATGAGCACCCGCTCATGTCCACGGCGCTCTCCAACTTCACGGAACCCTCTGAGGACGGACCTCGGGTTACCTGGTTGATGCCTGCCGAGGCAGTGCGGGTAGACGGCGTTCAGGTCTGGGATGTCAATGTCACGGCCACACAAACGGTCTTCTCGGGGGTGTGGAACTTCGCCCACGAGCACACGTCCACCTTCACAGGTTCCACGACGGCTACGAGGGACACCCTCCTGACGGAGAAGGGGCCGCTGGTCAAGGATTGGGGTGACGCTACCCCAGCCACGAAGCAGGACGTGTCTGTCCTGGTCAACGGGACGGCCATCGAAGTTGAGGACGTGAACCCCTGGATCGGTCAGGTGTGGACTACGATCCCGATCCCGCTGATGCCGCCGGGGATGATCGACGTCCAGGTCGACTACAAGTGGCAGAAGAAGCCGGTGATGGAGTTCCAGGCGCTCAACACTGAGGGCCTCGTGCTGAACCAGTGGGACAGGGACAAGGGCAACACCTTCCCCGTACACCCTGGCTACGCCGTCCAGGACGCCACTCACCCGAAGGGTGCGGCCTCGATCACCAGGTTCCCCTTCGGGACCGTCCTGGGGCCGCTGGTCAATCCGACCCCGTTGCACATCGGTCACCGTTACATGGGCTTCGAGCGGGACTACTCGGCGCTGACAAACAGCCCGACGACCCTGTTGCTCAACCAGAGCCCCTTCCGCACGTCCACGGACGCCTTTGAGCGGATGCCCGAGGGCGTGTCTGTAGCCTACGAGGGGATCGTCGATCCTTTGCTGGACGACCCCGTATGGATCCTCACAGGCACCGACGGTGGGGCACCCAACGGCGACGGCACTTACACAGTCAGCGATGACTCGAACGAAGACGCAGCACTGTACTGGCGGGAAGTGGACCTCACGTTCCCCTCCACCATCAACATGGTGGCCCGGTTCATTGTGGACTCCTACACGGTGGACGGTGTGTTCACAGGGGTCGGTTTCGGCATCCACAACAACTACGAGTTGTTCATGGCCGGGGCCTTGCTGGTCAACGGTCTTGAGCACGTCGGGATGATTCTGGACCCGAGATACCCGGAGCAGCTTGCCTCCTGGGAGATCGGGCACACCACGGCGACGTTGCTNACCCAGAGCACGCTCTCCGTGACCACCAGTGAGATCCCCTCGGGGTTGGCGGCGAGCGCACAGTTCCAGATCCTCACCGGGCCGCAGGCTGGCGTCTACACGATCACCAACGCTGTGGCCCAGTGTGACGGGACCACCACCCTCACGATCTCCGGGACGTTCCCGGCCAACGTCCGGCACTACGGGAACAACGACCCGGAACTCTACTTTGAGACCAAGTGGAGCGAGAGCCTGGCATCCTACCGGCTGACGGTGGACCCAGACTCGAAGAGCGCCGTGCTCACCATGTCCGGGTCGACCACAATGACTCTGGTCACCCTGGACGGAACAGCCCCGACCGTCCCGCAACCCGCTGATACCACACTGCTTCTGTCTACGGACTACACGGGGCAGGCGTTTTGGGGTGGTGTTAGCCGAGCAGCTAAGAATCAGAGCACATGGTC